CACAGCGATGGCAAATCCGTCGATGTCCATGAACGGGGCGAAGTCTTCGTCAAACATGACATCAGCTCACAGCCTCGACGACCACCGGAAGGGCGGCAACAGGTTCAGCAACGTGTCTGCTGCGGCTGACCTTGACAGGCGCCACAGCGGCCACATACGGTGCCACCTTGCCCGCATTCATCAGCTCGGCACCCTGGTGGCTGCGAAGCTCGATGATGCTGCCCACCTCGACTCGCTCGCCGCCGACGCAGATTGCGCGAGTGACAACAAACGAGCTCAAGGCGTTGGCCTGCCGGTTGGCAACAGTAGCGACCATAATCAGGTGATGCTGACGGCGCGGCTAAATGCCACCGCTTGACGCACGCCCACATCGACCGATTGCAAAGCACGGATGCCGGTAATGGCGGCCGGGAAGTTTGCAGCGGTATTGAGCGCGATCTCTAGCATCCCCCACTCGCCGATCACGACTTGACTAAAGTCGCCGAAGATCATGCTGGCAGCGGTCATTTGCGTGGTCGTGGTGGCTTTGAAGCCGGCCACAGTGCCATCCAGGATGTTGCCAACCCACAGCGGCGTGTCGGTGCTGCTAAAGCGTTGACGTTGGGCCAACAGACCGGCCACTGCTGGCGTGGTCAGGTAAGCGGAATTCACGCTTAGTGCGTTGGAGGCGGCGACGTCGGTCTGGAATTCGGTGATGCCTGCAATGCCAAGGGTGGTGCCGGTTACGGATCCGATGCCAGAGGTGGCACTGATGCCGGTCGGCTCGCCGCCGGTGCCCGGGCCTTCAAGGCCAGCCAGGTCAATGGCCAAGGCGAGCTGTTTGGCAAAGTCATTCATTACCAACGATTCAGCCGCTGGCGTTGACTGCATCATCAGGAGGCGGCTCAGTTCGGTGTAAGCCCCGACCGTTTTGGGAGCCATCGTCAGTTGACCAATCGTCTGCTGGCTTTCGGTGGTGGCGGTAGCCTCAGTTGTCAGCCAGTAAGCCGTTGCGGCACCGGTCAATTTTGGAATGGCCACATTGCCCACCAGGCCCGGCAACATCGTCGCACCCAAAGCGGCCAGCACACTGCGCGCGCGCAGCAAGTCGATAAAGCTCGAGGGCAGCAAGTTGGTCTCCACCAGGTTGCCGCCACCGGTTGGGGCGGCCACGGTCAGGTCGCGGCGTTGGATGTCAATCGGCATGTAGAAGCCACCGTGAACCGCTTCCGGCAGGCCGGTGCGCTTCAAGATTTCCGCATGGCACTCGAATTCAAATTCGGCGCCCTTCCAGTTGCCGCTGCGCAATGCATTGATCGCTTTGAAGACGCTGAAATTGCGAACGTCCTTTTTGCTCAAATCCAGTTGCGTGACTTGGGTCGTCTGCGCGGCGGTCATGGCACCCATGATCAAAGCACGAAGTTGTTCAACCGTTTGGCCTTTTTCGATGGCTTCGCGGGCCAGGGCGTGGCCGTTGAAGCGGCTGAATGTGTCACCGATTGCCAGCAGCTCGCGGGTTTGCGCGCGCTGGTTCGCTTCGGCGGTTCGCACGTCGGCGGAGGTGATGGCAGGTGCACTCGGTGCGGTGGGTGCCACAGGGGCAACAGGCTCGGCGGTAGTATTCATGGTGAGGGCTTTCAAAGAAATTGGTTGTGGTGGTTCGCTGGCTTGGGCGGCAGGGTTCGCAGCGCGCCCCACGCCGATGGAAACATCAGCGGCAATCGTCACGAATGAAAGCTCGAATGGCTCCCAATCGGTGACCCTATAGGTGGTGGCGTCTTCCATCTCGATCTCGCCGTCTTCATTGGTGGCAGCACCGACGGCCTCGGCTTTGTGGACGATATAGCCCACAGAGACCTGGCTCAAAATGCCGTCAACAACATCGCGGAATTTTTCTTCTGCCCGCGCGCTTTTCCCAAAGCGCACCACGGCACGGACCACGCGGTCGGCACCGATTTGGACAGATTCAACAACCCCGAGGTGATCTTTGTCGTCGTGCCCGAACAGCAGCGCCGCCTTGGCCAACAAGCGGCCCAGGCGAATGCTCTGCGGGCCGCAATCCAGAATCTCAATTCCCCAGAATCGCTCGTAGGGTGTCTCAGAGGCGAAAGCCAGTTCAACCGTGCGGGTGTCTTCATTCACCGAGGCGCGCTGCACTAAAAAGCCGCGCTGCAGGCGACCGCCTGATGCGAGGGCAGCGGTGGCGGCGGTGCGCTGGTCGGTGTTGGGGGAATTCATGCCCGCGATGGTGCGGGGTATGAGGGTGCGCGTATAGGCCCAGTTTGGCACAAAGGGCGACAACTGCTAGGCGCAGTCGGGCGCATCAAACCGAGGATTAAACCGAGGTGATGGTTTCCCAGGCTGTCGCGCCGCCTATGCGCAGTTTATTCAGGGTGATGTCAAAGTAGAGTGCCCCTTTGGTATAGGCCGGTGCGGCCGCCGTGGTGGCTTGCTGCGCCGTGATGGTGCCGGTGGCTTTGACTGGCCCGGTCAACGTCCATTGGGTGCCATCATTTTGTGCCTTGATGACACCGGCGCCATTGGTCAACGTGATGACATTGACGGGCGGGCCGAGGGCGCCGTCCGTATCAGTTGCCAGGCCACTGCCGACCATCAATGCGCCAAAGGCGGTCGATACTTCGTAGGTGGTGTCGGCATCCAACAGGGTGCCCGATTCACCCAGGCGGGTTTGTATCATGGTAATTTGCATGGCAATGTCCTCAAATGGGTTTAGGGTGTGGCGGCGTTGGGATCAGGCTTGGCGCTGGCTGCAGCACCGGCGACAGCGGCATACTGGCCGGCGCTGATCGGCTCTTTGATTCCCATGGCTTCGCGCATGGTGGCCGCGTTTTTGATTTCGATCAGCAAGTCCTCGTAATCCATGCCGAGCTTGGCGGCCACACTCTGCGGGCTTTTGAGGTTGTTGTTGACCGCCACCACGTCGGCCTCAATATCTTGCAGCGGGTTGACCCACTCCCAGCGACGCGCCTGCCAGGCGTGGGCGCTGAATTTTTCCAGCTTGGCCAGCGGCAAGGTGCTGCCGTTGTCAAGTTTGACCTGGCCGAGCAGCAAGGCGTGCTGGATCCATTCGTCGAAAACCCGGTCCAGAAAATTCTCGGCAAACCAATCCTGTAGGAGGGTCCAGTAATCGCGTTCCTCCAACGTGCCCGAGCGAATGCTTGAAAAGCTCACACCCTCGAGGTCGCTGGTTAGACTGTGGTAGCTCACACCCAGACCACTGGCCACGCCGCGCAGGTTGCTCTTGACAAAGTCACCAAACATAGCGGTGGGGTAGTCTGAGTTAAACGGAGTAAAACTCGTGCCGGCGCTCAAGGTGTCAAAGGTGCCGGGGTTCACATCCATCAAGGAGTTGCCATTAGCATCCAGTCCGGAGACCACGGGGTCGGGGTTGCCGTCTGGGGTGGTAAAAAAGCCCAACTTATCTGCCCCCACACGGCTGGCAATGATGGCTGACTCGCGGTAGTCGCCCAAATTGTTCAAAGCCACCATGGCCGCATGTGCCCACGGCATCCCGCGCAACTGTTCGGGCCGATCTGTCAAATAGCCGTGGATGATGTCCTCGGCTGGCACCCGAACGTGGGCGGCCTGTTGCACACCGGCGGTGGCATACATGTCACCAGGGTGCGCGGTGCGCAAATGGTAATGTGTTACCCGCCCGAAGTCGTTGATTTCCTTGCCCATGCGAATCGCGGCCACCGTGCCTTGGGCCGGAAGGTTTAACAAGGTGTCAAGGCGGTCGATATCAAGGACTTGCAAGGCCATCCCGAACGCATTGCCGGAATCTTTGCCCCGGACGATTTGCACCAGATATTCACCATCACGAGCGGCACTTTTGATGTTGCTTTGACATAGACCGGTAAATGATTGGTTGCCGGTCACATCACAGACGCCACGCTTGCAAAAGCGCGCCCAGGCGGCTTCGATGGCGTCGTTGGCACCGGTGTCCGGCTTGGCCGGGTTGTCATACACCCGCGCCTGAAAGCGGTAGCCGCTGGGTCCGACGACGTTGGTCATGACCAGGTTCAGCCACTTTTTAACGTATTCGTCGTCGTTGGCCAGTTGGCGCGAACGCGCCCGCACCGGGTCCAGACTGCGGTGCACGCTGGCATTGGCGCTCATGCTGATCGTGGTCCATCCATCGGTCAGCCGGTTGACCTGAGCCGCCGCAAAATTGCGCTGAGCTGGGACGCCAGCAGGTCGCGAATTGCGGCCGGTCACAAATTGCAGGGCGCGGCGAAACAGGCCCGGTGCTGTTGGGGTACTGATCATCTCGGGCCGAACCTCACAAAGATTTGTTTTCTAGCTGAGAGTCCGGCGGCAAGTCGCTCGCTGGCGATCTCGCCTGCCACCTCAGCGGCAAGTCGGCTGCGAAACGCCAGAAAGTCGCCCGGCGTATGAAATTTTTGACTACGCCCGTTGATCTCGTAGGCTTGCAAGTAGGCCTTGTTACCGTAGGTTTCCAGTGCCAAATTCACAGCGTCAAGAGCTTTGCGGGTGCTGGTGCGGGCATCGAATGTGGTGGCACTGGCCAGGTCGGCGGCTACGGTCAACAGGCCGCCTGCCACGGTTTGACGCTCTGAGCCTTTGGCCACCGTGGCCGACCAGGTGTAAAGCCCTGACGTCCAGCCTGCACTTGTGGCCGCGCTGACGCTGACCAGGTGATCGTCGCCACTGGCAGAGGCCGCCAAGGTGTACTTGGTGGTCTGATTGATCAGCGTATAGGTCAATACCCATCCGGCACTTGCGGGGTAGTCGGGCAGGCTTTTCAGCCAGGCAATGGTGTCGCCTGCCGTGACGCGGGCTGGCTCAGTGGTGGCGGTCATGCCCGCGATGGTGCGAGGTATGAGGGTGCGCGTATAGGCCCAGTTTGGCACTAAACGCCTTTACTCCCGAGGATGCGGTAGCCGGTGCGGCGGCTGACACCAGCGATTGCAAAGCACTCCGACAATTTATGGTGCTGTACCAGCGCACCCCCTAGCGCGGCGGTGCGGTTGGCCAGATTGAAGCGTTTGGCTACATAGGATTTGCTGCCACCCCACTCCTGACGCAGCTCAGACTCCAGCCGCCTGTATGGCCCAGGGTCGACCTGCGGCAGTGCGGCAGAAAGGCGCTGAATAAAGTCGTCAACAATGTCGGTCATAGTTAAAACTCCTAAGAAATCTCACCATTTATTGCCCCAGCTTCTGGGTGGGCGCGGGGCGCGGATGGGTCGGCGGTTAACAAAGGGGGTCGGCGGGGTATGGACAGTTTTGGCCTGCTCGGTGCGCTGCTCGGCCTGGGCCTCTGACTCAACGGTGACGATGGGTGCAATGGCGCCTTCGGCAAACAGACTGATCTGATCCGGGTTTAACGCGCCGGCCAACTTGTCCCAGTGCGGCTCGGTCAGCT